AATGAATTTCCCATAGCGCTCGCATTATTGGGCATTTGATTTTGACCAGAAATGGGTTGAGACACTTTTACAGTTCCTTTTCCCTTTTTCTTCTTCTTATCATCTGCTGATTTACCCTCCCATAATTCAACAACTCTATCAAACAAAATACTCACTTTTTCTCCCATCTTTGTTTGCAAGCTGAGTGTTATTACTAATACTGCTAAAACGATATAGGTTACACTAAACTCGGGGTATTTGGTTCCACTATAAGTGGGAATATATGTTATAATTCTGTTAATGTAAAAAATACCGATAAACATGACAACAATTTGAATAACAACTTCTGCTAAAAGTTCTAAACTGCCCTTATCCTCATCGGCCTCTGGAACAAACTTTTGCATTGCTTTATTCAAAATAATTATTGGGATAAAAGCAATAAGCGCATATTGAGTTATATTTAACATTTCTGCTTTTGAATTGTCGTCAAAACTAAATACATGTTTAAAAAACCCAAATTTTGATGATAATTTTGAATCGTCTAGACTGTCCATATGATTTATAAAAAGAAATTAAAATAATAAAACAGTGGAAAATTTAACTCTTTCTAAACAAGTATAAAAACATACCAGTATATTTTTATTAAAGAGAGAAAATGACCAGCAATTCCGAAGAACTGCAATATCTTAATCTCATTCAAAAAATTTTGGATAGAGGAACCTTGGAAAAAGGCAGAAATGGTAATACACTAAGTATTTTTGGTGAATCTATGCGTTTCTCTCTTGAGAACGGGAAGATCCCCATTTTAACTACTAAGAAAACTGCTTGGAAAACTTGTTTGAAAGAGCTTATATGGTTTATTCGCGGAGAAACTGACAACAAACTTTTACAGAAACAGGGTGTTCATATTTGGGACGGAAACACTAGTCGTGAATTTTTGGATTCAAGAGGACTACAGCTATATCCTGAAGGAATGGCTGGACCTGGATACGGCTATCAATGGAGAAATTTTGGAGCTAATTACAATTGTTTTAGCGGAAAACATTTGACAGACGATCATCCGTTTGGTGGAGTTGACCAGTTACAACAAATAATTGACCAATTGAAAAATCCAGAAACCAGAAATAGTCGGCGACTTATTTTAACGGCTTGGAATCCCAAACAGTTGGACCAAATGGCACTTCCACCATGTCACATAATGTGTCAATTTAATGTTCACGATGGAAATAAACTTTCGTGTGCGATGTTTCAACGCAGTTCGGATTTTTTTTTAGGAATTCCTTTTAATATTGCATCATATTCAATGTTGACGCATTTGTTGGCAAAACATTGTGGTTTAGAAGCTTATGAATTTGTTCATTTTATGGGAAATTGTCATCTTTATGAAAATTCAATAGATGCTTGTAAATTTCAAATTGAGAGAACACCATTCCCATTTCCAACAGTTTCTATTAAACAAGTAAGAGAGAACATTAATGACTATTGCGTTGAAGATTTTGAAATTAACAACTATCAAAGTCACAAAGCAATTAATGTAGAAATGATTGTATAAATTTTAATAAACAATAGTTTGCGTAAATAAGTTAAAAACAAATTATTGAATAACTTTATTATGAGTAGTGCCAGAGCTAATGCATCCGCTAGAAATCGCCGTGCCGGAGGAGATATGCCTCCTCCTCCACAAATGCAAGGTCGTCCAGGACAACCCATGCAACAACAACAAATGCAAATGCCAGCCAAGTTGTCAGTTTCTGACGCAATTGCACTTATTACACTCCGTTTAGGTCGCGTTGAGCAGATTGTTCAAAACATGCCAGTTGATGGCCAATCCAACGTGGGTGCGGATGGAGAAAATATTCGCATCGTAGATAATGAAGTTTTTGAACATATGGCTCAGCGTCTAGATGAGCTTGAAAAGGGCCAACAAGAGCTTGCTGCAAGAAAGCCAGTTGTTAGTTCCACTCCTACCCCAGTAACACAAGTTGTCAATACAGCTGTTTCAAAGGAGGTTTCTGAATCCATTGAGGTTCTTAAGGCTGAAATGGTCCAAGTAAAGGACCTATTATTAAACTTGCAGTCATTTACCATGCAAACAAATCAACGGTTGTCAGAGATTGTATTCAATGGTGGTGAGTTTATTGAGACGATTGATGACACAGATGGAATTATTAGTGGCAATATTGTTGACGACGCAATCCAGAGTCAAAGCGAAGAAGTGGTTGCATCTACTTCTTTAGAGGAATCGGCTTAAATATATTGCAAAACAACTTAAAGAAAACTACTGCACATTTTATATGGAGGAAAATAAGGATATTAAAACAACCGAAACTATTACTGAAGTATTGCTTAAGAAAAATGAAAAAGAAGGAGAAGAAATACTGCAGAAACTGAAGGATTCTAAACAGGTTAATGACAAAACATTGTTAAGTTTAATGCAAACTGGTGAAACAGAATTTATCAAAAAAACTGGGCGCCGAATGACTTATGCTGAAATGAGAAGCGCTTATGGGTAAATAACAATTTTTATAATAAATATTGTTATTTATAGTATTATTTCTTTTTAATTGTTTTTAGTTTTTTAATAGGTTTTTTGTATTGAAGTTTTTTGTTTGAGTTTTTATTTTTAACTCTTTTATTTCTTTTATATGTTGTTGATTTTTTATAGTTGCTTTTTCGTCTTCCCTTTTTAATCGTTTTATTTTTTCTTTTATTTTGTTTTTTTCTTTTTCCAGCTGCTTGCCCTGGTAGTGGGTTGTTTATTTCTCTTAAAACATTAGTTAATATGGCTTTTAAATTATTTTGCACTGGCAGGCTAAATGTCAAAGCTTGCTCTGGTAACTCTGGGACGGGAATGGGAATGGGAACTTCACCAATGTCTGCTTGAATGATGAGTGGTTGTAAAATAGCAACACCTAATATGGTCTGTCCTAGAAGAGGAAATACTTGTGGTATTTTTTTTAAATTATATATATTGTGTTTATTTAAACCCAAACCAATCCTAAGCTTGTTACATTTTTCAATTTTATCTAAATCTATACGATTTGGCATTTCAAAAGAGTAAACAAAGTTTACCACACTACCTCGGCCACCAACTTGAGCAACCTGGGCAACTGGAATATTTTTACTTAATAACCATTCGGCCACAAATGCCAAGCCGTCGTTATTAATATTTATATTGTCTGATATGTTAATGTTTCTTATGCTTTGTTTTTCTTTTAACAAATCACATAAATAAAAAACCCCATCATTAGTTAAATCATTGTGGCTCAAATTTATGTGTGTAATGTTAATATTTGGGTTTTTTTTTATTGAATCACTTATTGAAATAAATACATTTGTACTAAGATTGCAATTGCTTAAGTTTAATTGTTTAAAATCACTGCTCACATTTTCTAAAAAATTACAAATGAATTTAACAGTATTAGTTCCTTCAACAACTCTTTTAATTAACGATTGATTTCTTTCAAAAAATCTAAAAGAAGAAACATCATGTTTTTCCAATAAAGTTGCTAATATTTGCAGTGGAAATCCATAATCTGTTTTTCTTACTCTATATGAAGTCCATGGAGAATGTTTTCCTTTCTCAACATCGCTCACCTCAACTCCATAAGAATACCCTTTCTCCATAGAAAAAGAAAAAGGGAAACCACCAAAAGGATCAAATCCTTGCCCTACAGTAACCCCAATGTTTGTTGAATCCACTTCATTGGCCTCCAACACTCTGGCATTATATGCAACCATTTCATTGCATAATTGTTTTTTTTCATTCTCTGATAAACCCATCATTATTTGATGAAAATTAATAATGTCAATTAGTCTCATTTTTCTATCTTCGTAACTCATGCGTTTAATTAATAAATTTCGGTCTCCTATTTTTGTATCATTTAACGCATTTATATAGTTAACAATTCCTCTATCATTTAGAATATAAATTGGGTCTTTATCACGACCACGTTCATCTTTACCAACGTATTTTTCTAAATAATTCGCAATATTTATATTAGTAATATAATCATCTACTGGTGAAATCAGCAATTCATATCTCATGTTGATGGAAGATAAATCTAATATGGGAAGTTTTTCTTTTACTACAAATTTAAAAAAATTATTTAACTCTAACCGCGAATAATCATTTTTTACATTTAGTTTTAAAAAATTTAAACCAGTAGTCTCATTTTTTTTCCTTTCATAAATACCTAAAATTATTTTATTAGGGTCCAAGTTGTTTTCACTAATATTTAAGTATTCTAAACCTTTATTATTTTTAATGGCATCATCAACAAGTATTTGTATTTTAGAGATAAACATTTCTACATTATTTGTTCCGTCTATTGTATAAAAGTTTCTGTCCTTGCATATTAAATTGTTTGCCATATTTATTGTTGGAATTTGTCTTTGGCCATCTACTTTTGGTGAAACAAGTTTTTTTATTGTACCTATATTTGATATTTTATTATTGGATACATTTAACTCTATTAAACGTGTAAACCGAGTTATTAAATCAACCAATTTGTCATCACTTAAAACCTGATAAGTAATTTTAAAAATATTCTTCCAAGAACTATTTACTATAACTAAGTTGTTGTCGCCAATGTTTAAATGCGTTAAATTCACAACAACTTGTGGGTTATTTGACAAACCAGTCAATATTGTAGTAAGTTTTGTAATTTGTTCCTTTGATTCTTTTAACAGTCCATATAAATTTAGTCTTGTCATATTATTAAAAGTATTTTGATTTACCAATTTATTATTTATGTATTTTGTTGTTCTTTCATTAAATTTTATAAATTCTACTAGCTCCCTTGGTTCTTCGTATTTATGTGGCTCATATTCTTCATCAATAAAAATATTATAAGGAACTGGTTTGTTATTATTGTCACTTTCTGCTGGTTCTTCTTTCGGAAAATAATAGTCATTATATTCACTCACCCTGAAGTATTCTTCAATATGAGAATAAATATTTGTTGTCGTTACTCTATTTCTCTCCTCTTTAAGAAACCCAGCTCTAAATATATTAGCAACTTGTCCTTTTTTCCAACTATCCAAACTAAACATGTTAATATATAAATATATTAAATTATTGTATTTTTAATTTTAACTTTATTTGTTATAGACATTTTTAATTCTTTACTTGGAACCAAATATAGTCAAATAGACCTTGTACTTCAATTGCTGGAATTAAATTTACACTATGATCTGAAAACTTTCGTTTTTGAGACAATACGTTTCCACTAGAAGCATTTAAATCCATTTGTGCTAGCATTGAACGTTTATTATCTTCAGGATTATCATAGGTTACTACTCCAAGTTTTCTATTTACATCAGCTCTATTAAAAATTAAAAAAGGTGGGTGATTTTTTCCTTGGGTGTAATCCGTGATAAACTTTTGAATTTTTTTAAAAGACCTATAAATAATTTTATTATATTTTTGAACTGGTACATCTAAACCATTTTGATACCACAATACTCCATCATCATCTTCATAAATTCCTCCCCATCGGAGTCTATAAGTAACAATATCATATGTTTGTTTTAAATAACGCATGTATTGTTGTTTTGATGAAGCAGATTTTAAATAACTACTAATATTGTCAAAATTCCAAAAACCAATACCGTAGCTTTCAATATAATATTTTTTATCACTATTTTTTTTAATTTCATATAAAATAAATTCATCAATAGATTGTTTTTTGCTAACAGATTGTTTAAAATTTAAGTAAATTTTATTACACTTCAAGTAAAAATTAATATTGGAATTTACTACCGCTTTATTAAGAATATTATTATTTACCCATTCTATTTTAATTAATGAGTTGTTAAGAAAAAAATTTGTATTACTTGTTATATCAATTATTTTCTGGTTTGCCTGTCTTTCATCTGTTATATTATTAAACAAACTGTGAATGACAATAGAATAAATTCTATTACAAAACAACAAAGACTTATATACTTTATCTTCTATACTAAATGCTTCTAAAATCGTCAAACTGTTAATGCACAACTCAGTTGTAGACTTTACGTTAGCTTGAGATTCAAGACTAACTAAGTTAAACTCTGCATCAAAAATTTTTATAAACTCAACATTTTCGTCTATGACTGCAGTATTTATTGAAAGGTGTGTTATCTCGTTAGTATTATTTAAATATTTTGTAATTTTTTCATTTTCATTTATTATTAATTTTTTTAGATTTAATAAATCTTTAACTTGCTGATCTAAGTTTGTTATTAAATTATCATTCAACATATTATTACCTATTAATTCCAGTTCAACCACTGCTTCATTAATTTTAAAATTATAAGATATAAGATCGTTTATATTATCATTATTAGAAGAAAACAATTCATAGATTTTTAGATTTTTAATAAAATTATTACTTCCAATTGCATGCAAAATTTTTTCCCAATTTTCAATAGTAAACGTACTATCTTTTCCATCATAAAAAACATCCAATGAATCAATTGATAAATTAAATAGTATTAAAAAAAAGGTTTCATCGTTTTTCAGCTGATTAGCAGCGGCTGCAGCAACAGCGGCGACATCAGCAGGGGCAGCGGCAGGGGCAGCGGCAGGGGCAGCGGCAGGGGCAGCAGGAGCAGGGTCAATTGTAATATTAAACTCTTTCAAGTTAGAACAACTATTAAACGCTTTCATTAAAGTTATATTATTCTCTGCAGTAATAAGATTTGCTTTATTTTTAGCATGATAACTTATTTTTTTATATTTATCTAACTTTAATATTTCAATAAAATTTTCAAAGTTAATTTCACTAGAAGTTATGTCTATCTCTGAAACACTGTCATGTTTTCCAATAAAATTTTGAAGTGCTAATACTGCTGCTGCTGGTGGTTCTGGCTCTACATTTAATCCTCGGACGTTTGATATTTCTAAATGGGTTAACTTAGGTAAATTGGAAGATTTTTTGTCACCTAAAATTTCATTATAAATTTTAATACTCTTTATCGTTAAAGTTCTAAATAACGAAATTTTTTTAACAGTTGGATTTTCTGGAATCAAACAGTCATAAATATTTAAGTCTGGTGGATCATTTCTACAATTTTCCAATTTAATTTCTTCAATACTTTTAATAGAGTTTATGCATTTTACTATTTCAGTATAATAATCTAACTGTAAACCTGATATTTTTAATATGTTTATATTTTCAAAACTTTTAAAAAAATATTTGAAGTTTTCATTTACTTCACGTGAACTAATATTTTCTCTATCGGGTTCATTAATTTTTATTGTTAAATTTACTGGATTAATGATATAAAATGACATTAAGTTGGAAAATGGAAGTAAAATATTTTGAAGTGCCAAAACAAATATGTTTTTATTAATAGTAAAAGTAATATTTCTTAATGTGTATGTTTTTATTAATTCAAGTAAGTCTATAAATACCTCTTTTGTTACTATATTATTAGACTCTTCATCTACAATTTCACAATTTCGTAAAATTTCTATTTCATTTTCACGTTCATTATAAATTGTTGTAAACTTTATTTTTAACCGATTGTCGGTTATTGTAAAAGTATAATCAATTTCATCCATAATTATGCTTCTTATCTGTTCGGGGGTTATTTGCTCAATATCTAAATAATTTAAAAATTCAGAAAAAGTTTTGGATTTTTCAATTTCGGAATTATCTATATCAACATACTGCCCAATAGTTCTTTCCAAGTATTCTGATATCTTGTCATTCGTAAAAAAGGCAGCACCTGATGTAACAACAGCTGGTTGGATTATTGAAGAAAAGAAATTACTCATTTATAGTAAAAACATATAATATTTATGTAATAAAACTACAATTGCGAACTATATTTATTTTTAATGTGTCTGTATAATAAATAAAATATGAATACAGCAAAAATAACCTCAACTTTAGACATTTGTGAACAAATTCACGCTCAATTTTCATCAAATGAACATATTAAAATTGCAAAAACGAATATTATGAAGACTTGTTTTAATGATGTATTATCGCACTTGTGTTTTCCTGTAGATTCTGAGAATATTATACTTGACTACAGGTATTTTAAATTTATTGCATCTTCCGACAATTATGACTTTATTATTTGCTACATTGTCTCTGTTGTTCAATGCGCGTTAAATAAACATGAAACTTTCATACTTCATGTTAATTTAGAATCATTATCATTGCTTCACATTGAAAAACATTTTGGCTTCATCAAAAGAATGTCGGAAGTTTTGAAAACCACTTTTCCCGATAAACTAAACGTTTGCTATGTTTATAATGCCCCATTTATTTTCTCAAAGGTGATTTCTATTGTCGGGGCATTTGTTGACAAAAAAACACAGCAAAAAATTAAATTAATGAAAGCTGAATAAATCACCTTTTTTTAACACTATACCTCTTTAATGCATAGACATAAATAAGATGCACTACAAATAATACAAAAATAATAAGAAATATTAACGAAGCCGCATATAATGCTTTGGATAAA